CGCTTCGTTACATAATTTATTTATTTCGGCGGGATGTCGTCCTGGCACAACAAAACAGCTTTTTATTATAGATGTTACTAAGTCTTTAGCTCTTAACCGCGCTATAAGCTCTTTCATCAGTAATCGCTCCTATCCTCGCTTGCATCCTCTACACATGCGCTAAGTAAATGCTCATCATCAATGAGCGCGTCATGTATCAGTTTATAAAGCCAGTGGTCTTGTGATAGGTTGAGCGCTGGAACGTCTTTTTTATTGCTGTTTAATGTTATCGACGTGATATCGATATCAGTAATCCAGGGTTCAAAAATTCCAACATCAGGTTCCGCTTTTGCTATGTTATAGTCTACGTCAATCTCTCCTGCCGCCATAACAGAATAGTTTTTGATCAGTTCAAGCTCGTCAAAGCTATATGTGAACGTGTTTGTCTTTTTATGTCTCATAATTATTCCCCCTTTGGATTTACTAATTTAGCAATGCACCATTCACGCCCATAATCTAAATTTTCATCGGCATATGTGCACGCCTCGTCTTTAGACTCGAAAGGCCCATAGAATTGATAGCCATCTACTGGGTTACCATCTATAATTATATGCTGCGCCATCTTATCCCCCTTAGTCGTTCTCAGCCGATCTTTCCCAGTCATACCGCGCGCTATGTTGGCGCTCGGCTTCGTTGTCGTACTCTTCTTGCATAGTGTGTAAGGCATCGATTAGATGCCACGGCAAGGGCTCGGGTTGATTGTTTAATATCTTTATGAGCGCCTCGACCGCTTCGTGATTTAAAGATAGCTCGATCATGCCGCTTCCTCCTCATGCTCATCGATCAAATGTTGCGCAATCTCTGTCCAGTTAACATCAACAAGGAACGCCATTGCATATGAAAACGCCAAGCCCTCGGCGTTTCCTGTTTCGTGCTCTAAGATATCCTCGGCATGGTGTTTGAGCGCTTTGCCAAGATCATACGCATCCTCAAAAGACCCCTGCCACCATTCGCGCGGGTTAAACCCGTCGAATATCTCTAAATTGACGCGCCAAGTTGCATAGTTCGTCCAGCCATTGTAATCGCTCATTGTCATTCCCCTTTGTTGATTTGTGGCCGGCATTGCGCCGGCCCCAGTACTAAAGCGCCCAGGATGGCGGTAAATCATTCATACCTGTGAATTTGAGGCGCGTTGGCATTAACAAACCAAAGCCATCAACATCAGGGCCAAATGATATTAACGCTGCTGAGTAGCCATTATGATTAACGCAAGTCGGCGTTCCTTTGCCTAGCGCTTTTGCAACTTTGGCAAAGTCTCCAAGATATGTGAGATTGAATTGTGCCGTCTCATTATTTAATTCTTTTGGCACAATGCGCCGCCAATCGGGAAATGTGCCTTCAATAGGCGTGAAGATTATATTGCCTAATATATTGCCATTTAGCTCAACGGTTTCTTCTTTAGTCTTTAGCGCGTTGACGGTTTCAATAGGAATTATAATGTCTACTGGCGCACCGTCGTACGTCTCAGCTTGCCTAAATGCCGTCAGACGATGGCCGTCAGTGGCGACAATAAACACACCCTTACCACTGGCTTGAATAGCTACGCCTTTTAGATAATAGCGCGTCTCTTCCTTACTTGTGACAAGTGCAGCAGCTTTAAGATAGTTCACGTTAATTTTCATTTTACTTTCCCTTCATTAGGACAAATAGACAGTAGGACACTAACACAGTTTTTTTGTTAGTCAATAGGCTCTATTACCAGTGTGCTTCCGCGATGCAGGTTCACATAACGCAGGCCTATTTCGATGGCTTCCTCGCGCGTGGCGCATATGCCGCTCTCGACTAGCGCGTGATATCTATTTAATACTTGGAATGTATACATGACTTGTGTTCCTGGGTTGAGGGGGCGCTTGCGCGCCCCTTATTTTAGTATTGGCTCGAATGCGACGGCTAAGATTAGAAGGCCAACAAAAGCGCTCGAGACAGTGAAGAGAAGGTCTAAAAGCTTGGTCATTTTTGGTCATGTCCTTTCGTGATTCGATGATTAGACTTTAGCACAGTTTTTTTGTTAGTCAATAACTTTTTTGGCAAAAGCAAATTATTTTTGTTTGTTGGTCTTGTTTGGTCACGTTTTGGTTATTGTTTTGGGGTTGGATGACCCAAACGTAAACGACTAATATTGCGGGCTAAAGTGGCTTGTTTGGTCTTATTGGTCTTTTTTATATTAACTAGTTAAAAAAAAAATATTGTATACATATATATGTAGGTGTGTATACAATCCTCCATATTTGGCGCGATTTTTTTCCGATGACCAAAAGACCAAGATGACCATAAGCCCCCTCTCTGCTACGTCATTCTCTCCCCATGTCTACATTCAATATGCTAGCGTGAATGCAACCCCGCAACACATGACCAAAATGACCAAGGCCTGAATGTATACTTAGTTTATGTAAACATGTTGACATTTAATTCTCAAGGTTTAGTTGACATTCGATCCGCTTGGCCGGCAATCGACGGGGGGACTGGGCCTTGCGTGGTCTGGGAATATCTACGCAGGGATTGCACAAACTTTTTTTTATTTTAAAAATGTGTTACAAAAGATTCTATGTTTGAAAGCTTGCCATACGAGCCTCGTAAAATAGAGGCTACAGAAAAGAATCTCGAACTGATCTACGAGGCCGCGCGTAAAGGACTCAAAGGTGACGCGCTCGCGTTAGCTGCCGGCATGCTGCCGGTTGAGTATCGCCGGCTGGTGCAGTTCGATCCTATTGCTGAGTATGCGGAGATTAAAGGCCGCGCAGATGGCGAGATGGAGATGGCTGGCGTCTTACGCACAGCCGCGTTAAACGGCGACACTAAAGCGGCGCTCGACATACTAAAACATGTGCATAAGTGGACTGCACCACAGTCGATGCAGATCCAAGTCGAGCAACGCATATCTATCTTAGCGGCGCTTGAAGAAGCGCAGACCAGAGTTATCGAAGGGCAGGTATTGGATGCAAGTGCCGATTTACTCAGCGGAAGAAGAACAGAAGCTGATGGCGACGCTCTGGAGTCCAACGCTGAAGAACGACCCGCTGGCGTTCGTGCGTCTGGCCTTCCCGTGGAAGAAACCTGGGACACCGCTTGAGTTCTTCGACGGCCCGCGCCAATGGCAGCGCGAGGTTCTGATCGAGCTGCGCGAGCACATTAAGGCTAACAACGGTAAGATAGACTTTGAGACGCTACGGCTGGCGGTATCATCGGGGCGCGGTATCGGTAAGTCAGCCCTTGTGTCATGGCTGACGATCTGGATGCTGACGACAAGAATAGGTTCTACCACGATAGTGTCTGCTAACTCAGAGGCGCAGCTCCGTAGCGTCACCTGGGCTGAGATTACCAAGTGGCTGAGTATGTCAATACACAGTCACTGGTTCGAGGTCAGCGCAACGCGAGTGCTACCGGCGAAGTGGATAGCGGAGTTAGTAGAGAAAGACCTGAAACTCGGAACGCGCTATTGGGGCGTAGAAGGGCGGTTGTGGAGTGCAGAGAATCCTGACGCATATGCTGGCGTGCATAACTTCGCGGGTGTCATGCTGGTATTCGATGAGGCGAGCGGAATTGATGATAGTATCTGGTCAGTTGCAGCGGGCTTTTTTACGGAAAATACCCCTAATCGCTTTTGGTTGTGCTTCAGCAACCCCCGTCGTAACTCTGGTTACTTTTATGAGTGTTTTAACTCCAAGCGAGACTTTTGGCGAAATAAAATTGTCGATGCCCGCTCCGTCGAAGGCACGGATAAGGCCGTCTACCAACAGATCATTGACGAGTATGGCCCCGACTCAAGCGCAGCCCACGTCGAGGTCTACGGTCAGTTCCCCAACGCCAGCGACGACCAGTTCATCGGAAACGCGCTGGTTGACGAGGCAATGGAACGTCCCGCTATATCCGACCAGTCCGCGCCCATCGTGGTCGGAGTGGATCCAGCACGCTTTGGTGCCGACGCCACCGTCATCGCCATAAGGCAGGGCCGCGACATACTGAGCATCCGACGACACCGTGGCGACGACACGATGGAGGTCGTCGGGCGCGTGATCGACGTGATCGAAGAGTATAAGCCCGCGCTAGTCGTAATAGATGAAGGGGGTTTGGGTGCAGGCGTCGTGGATCGGCTAAAGGAACAGCGCTACAAGGTGCGCGGGGTGAACTTCGGGAATAAAAGCACAAAGCCTATGATGTATGGCAACAAGCGCGCGGAGATGTGGGGCGCGATGAAAGAGTGGCTGAAGGACGCGCACATACCGAAGGATCGCTATCTGAAGTCAGACCTGATCGGGCCTATGATGAAGCCGGACTCGAAGGGAACGATATTCTTAGAGTCAAAGAAGGACATGAAGTCACGCGGGCTGGCGTCACCTGACGCAGCGGACGCTATCGCAGTAACCTTCGCATTTCCTGTCGCTAGACGCGAGCAACGAGTAGACAACCAGCGCCGCGTCAGCTATGGTCAAGGCTCCGCATCGTCTGGATGGATGGCCTCATAATGGTATCGTTATCGGTAGGTCGTGGCGAGAAGCTATCGACAAAAGCGGGCGCTGGTCTGACGGCTAAAGGTCGTGCTAAGTATAATGCTGCTACGGGCAGCAAGTTAAAGGCTCCGGCACCTAATCCTAAAACCAAAGCAGACGAAGGCCGTAAGAAGTCATTTTGCGCGCGTATGGGCGGCGTAGTCGCTAAGTCGAAGAACGCCGAACGCGCTAAAGCTAGTATGAAAAGGTGGAACTGTGGCAAGTAAGCCTGGGCTATACGCCAACATTCACGCCAAACGCGCGCGCATCGCAGCCGGATCGGGTGAGAAGATGCGAAAGCCAGGTGCCAAAGGCGCACCAACAGCTAAAGCGTTTGTTAGATCTGCAAAAACAGCTAAAGGAAAACGCTGATGCCGTTAGTTAAGTCTAAGTCAGAGAAAGCCTTTCGTAAAAATGTCGAAGCTGAAATGAAAGCTGGGCACCCTAAGAAACAAAGCGTGGCAATTGCCTACTCTGTTAAGCGTGCAGCAAGCAAGAAAGGCGGCATGAGCAAAGGTAAATCAAGTGGCTGCAAGTGATGTAGAAGGCGCAGGCAAAGTATCTGACAACCCAGACGGCGACCGTCTGGCGACGATGAGGCATCGGTTTACCGTCGCCTCTGCCGCCTATTCTGACTCCCGCGAAGATGAGCTGGACGACTTGCGTTTTATGGCAGGGTCGCCAGATAATGCTTGGCAATGGCCCGCTGACGTGTTGGCGACCAGAGGCGCGGTGCAGGGTCAGACGATCAACGCACGTCCCTGCCTGACGATTAACAAGCTGCCACAGCATGTCAGGTTAGTAACCAATGAACAGCGACAAAACAGACCCTCCGGCAAGGTCATCCCAGCGGACGATAAAGCCGACGTTGCGGTCGCAGAAGTCTTTCAAGGTATCGTTAGACACATCGAATACCTTTCCGACGCGGACGTTGCATATGATACCGCGTGCGACAATCAAGTTACCTACGGAGAAGGTTATATCCGAATCCTTACGGAATATTGCCGCGAAGATTCGTTTGACCAAGACCTGAAGATCGGTCGCGTCCGTAACAGTTTCAGCGTCTATATGGATCCAATGATCCACGATCCATGCGGATCAGACGCGGAGTGGTGCTTTATTACCGAAGATATTCCTAAAGAAGAGTATGAGCGCCTTTACCCAGACGCGCTGCCTATCAGCGTGATGATGTCGCAAGGCGTTGGCGATCAGTCACTTAGCATGTGGATGAGCCAGGAAACCGTCCGTATTGCTGAGTATTTTTACATTGAGCATCAGAAGAAAAAGCTCAATCTCTACCCCGATAATATAACCGCCTTTGAGGGTTCGCCACAGGACAAGCAGCTCAAGGCTATGTTTGGTA